GATACTTGGAATGTTGCTGTGGCCGGAGTGGCCGGATTTGACCCATTATCTCCATCATATTTAGATTCGACACCAAACACAAGTTTGCCGCCTGCTATTAAATATGTCGAATTTGTTTTTGATGTTCCAGTATCAGATTCATCCATATAAGTTCTAACATATAATCCAGAATTCATTAAACCTGGATAAAATTTAGCATAACTTAGGGCGTCTTTATCTAGTAATTCAACACCAAAAAACATTGCTCTTGGATAAAGATCTTTGTCTAATTTATTGTAATTTGTAACTGGGGACAGATATGCTCCCGTGGGATTTATGTAAACTTTTGACTCATCTAGATAAGATGCATCTGAGAAATCAGAAGAAGAATATCTTTTTGAATCAGTAACAATTCCACCAAATAATGTTGATGTTGAGTATTTGCTATATTGATAAGCAACGTCTGGACTTGGCCGCATAATTCCATCTTGCGATGCTGTTGTTATTGCTCCGGTCAAATTTACAGTAGAAGCATACAAAACCCCTTCTTTTGTAACACCGAACTTTTTTCCAGCTGTAAATACCCATCCCGACATACTTTCGGAGCCAGCAATAGATGCTTTTGCAATTGTTCCGGTAGACATGACGACAGAATTATCTTCGCCTAAATTATTATAGCGAATACTATTATCGTCTATATTCATTCCGCCTATATATCCAGATGTGGCCGTTATTTTACCTGTAACATCTGCATACATCATTTTTGCATAGTATAAGCATGCGTTTGATACAAATAAACTTCCATCTTTTTTAACTAAAAATCCATTTCTGGGTTTTAATGTAAGTTTGCAATTTGATGCGGCAGTTGCAACAGAATAGTACACAGTCAAGTAATTCTGATTTGGTATTGCATATATCGATTTAACTAATATATAATCATTTTCTACATCTGGTGTATATGTTATTTTTACTGTCGAATTTGTTATTGTTTTGAAATAAAATTTATATTCAGAAGTTCCAAAAGTTCTTTTTACTTCAAATATCGAAATATCATTTCCATCAACTATTTTTAAAGTTCCAGAATTATTATTTCCATAAACTGACATTGAATAAATTTGATTTGTTCTTGGGAGGGACTCCGAGACTGTGTCAGTTGATTTAATGGTTATCGGTGAATCTATATAATTTTTTGAATAATCTAATTTTGTTGTTTTGTCTATTTTATTAGTAAATTCAAAGGAAAGTGATTTATAGGCTTCGCTTCCAATATATATTTTATCATCAACAGTTATGGAAAGTAATTCTTCAAAATTCGCATCAATTACTTTTAGTATTCCATTTTTTCCTTTATATAGCATCTTTAGATTTATTATATAATTGCTTTCTTGATAAGGTACAATGGCAATCTCACCAGAAATTCCTAAATCATTGGCAGTCATATAATCTTCGTCTACTTTTAAGTCAGATTCAACCCCGAGTCTAATTCCTTCAGAAGATAAATATATTCCTTCTGAATTTATTTCGCTTGGATTATTTAGTCCTGTTAAACCATTTTGAATCGAGTTATCTGATATTAAGAAACCTTTTCCAGTTTCGTTATCTCCTATATAACCAGATGTGGCGATTATTTTTCCAGTTATTTCTGCATTATAGCAAATAAGTTTTCCATTATTATAAGCGAAAAGCCAATCTCCTAAACGTATTCCATTTGGAGAAATGTAAACACTTTTATTATTTGAGTGTATCAGTGATATTACTTTCTTTGTGCAACTCGAGTACCAAACAACATCGGCATTGTCGTCCACATACTGTCTTTTATCTATAACATCTCCAACAGAAACATTTTTTGAATCTGTTAGTAATGTCACACCAACATTTGTTTTTGATACCCAAGAATAATAGTATGATCCGCTTACTTCAACAAATCCAGAATAGTAATACTCTTCTATAATATCATTAGCAGACCCATTTAATGTGAACCCTATAATACTTAAAGAATTATCAACTATTTCGTTTAGATGTTCGTCATACCATACTAAATTCCCAGATTCGTCAACATATTGTCTCCCAGCTATCTTTTCTCCAACTTTTGGGTTTCTTTCAGTAGTTAATATAGTCACTCCAACATTTGTTTTTGACACCCAAGAATAATAATCTCTATAATTTATATTTTTTATTCCACTATAATAATAGTCTTCAATTATTTCTTTGCTTCCAGTTGATGAACTATTGTCAACACGTCCAAATAAAGAAATATAAGTAACAATATCATCCACCGAATTTATTGTTCCAGAATAGAGACTATTTTCAGATATCGTGAATCCGCCTATTTTTCCGTCTTTAGCATTTATTGTTCCAGATATATTAGCCTCAGATGAATATAATTCTCCAGTGTTTGAAACTGTGAAATACTTTCCTAATCTTATTCCGTCATTTCCTAAATATACTCCATCTTTATTCGAAGTTGAGAATGAAGAAATATCTTTGTAGATGGCGTTTTCAGATATTGTAAATCCACCAATAGTTCCTTTTGAAGCGATTATTTCTCCTGTTACTTTTGCAGAATCAAGAATAGCTCCACTAGCATATATTATACCACTGGACGTTACACCAAACTTTGTTCCTGCTGTAAAAGCCCATCCTTTAATATTAGCAGAACTTGCTATTTTAGCAGATAAACTAGTTCCTCTAGAAACATATACTGAGAAATCTTTTCCAATATCTCCATTGTGTATGGATTCTTTATCTATTGTAAATCCTGCTATATTTCCTTCACTTGATGTTATTTTTCCAGCTATCGTAGCTTCTAATGCAGACATTGATCCATCATTATTAACTACGAAATTTCCTTCACCGATGTTTAATTCGCCACCAGTTATTTTTACAGAGTTTGCAGTAACATTTCCTGATCTATCTACTTTAAATACTGTCTCGCTTGTTTTATTTTCTATTGTTATATTGCCGCTTGTTATTGATATGTCTCCAGCAACCTGAATTGATCCGGCTTTTAAAACCTTAGCAATTTCGGCATTGTCAGCAACAAGCATTTTTGCAACCAATTTATCAATTTGAAATTGAGATGCTTCGATTATTCCAGAACAACTTATTCTTGCGGTTGTTAAATCATCTATTTGAGCTTGCGTTAATTTTGCATTTTTTGCTTCAATGTACTCGGCAGTAACCATCTTGGCAATTAGTTTATTAACAGTTGTTACGTCAGCATAACCTTCATCATTTGTTAAGGATGATACTCCATCGCCAGACTGAACAGAATTGGCAGATATTGTTTCCTCTTTATCCCCTAGTTTTATTTCTGTATATTTATCAGTTATGGCATTGTATTTTGTTGTCATGACTCTTAAATCAAGACTTATTCCGAGAGCATCATAAACAACTTTAACAGTGTCTCCTAACTCTATCTTTTCAAAATCTTTTATTTTATATAACTCATCTGTCGAAGAAATATCAACAAATGATACATCCGTTGTTACTTTTTCTTTTCCTATTTTATTCTTTTCTATATATTCATTGGCTTTGGCTTTTAATTTATCTTCGGTTGGAGCTTCCTCAAATTCGCTTGTCAAGTCCAATGCTAATATTCTATTGTATCTCATCGCCTTGGCTTCGTCTGTATTGAGCCAAATTATTTTATCAGTTAACTCTACATGGGTTACACTAGTTGTTTCTTCGGTATAAGATGTTGTCGATGGCGGTATTACTTCAGCAAAATACAAAATTATATTGCTGAGCGTTTCAGAACTTGCGATACTTCCCTGAAATATTATATCTCCAACTTTCTTCTTATCTCCCCATGTAGTATCAGATGCCGTTTTAAAGTATCCTTCTTTTTCTGCCTTGCAAACTATTTTAGGGAATGTCGACCAATCTATTGATATCCAATCAGGAGATGTGACACCTTCGACAAGTGTTATTGTTTGATTGTAAACTTTTTCAACATATCTTTGTGTTACTGTATTCCAGCAATATACTTTATCTTTATAATTTCCATCAGAAGCTATCTGAACAGGGGCTTCATCTACTGGATGATATGGATCTCCTCCAGAAGTGTATGAAAGCCATCCGTCTTGGAACGGCTTTGACCCAACAATATAAACTTTTTTAAATTCATTAGTTGTTGTATTTGTTTCTGTTGTTGTAGACTCAGTATGATAATATGGGTAAACACCATTATACAAATTATCGTAACTTGACTGACTTGATATGTCTGTAAGATTTTTTGCATATCTTATTTCGACACCTCTATTTTCACCTCTTTTTGTTAAAAGATGAACATCAAATTTATCAAATAATATTTCAAATTTGTATTGCTCGAGTAACGATCCAGAATTTCCCATAAGGAAACCCCTCATGTTACTCGGAGAAGTTAACTCGTATGTTTTATCTGATATGACATCGGTATAAAAATTAAATGGACTGGGAGTAAGACATCCATTTTGAATTTCTTCAAGGACAGTCCTTAGTGTTCCTTTTTCTAAAGATTTTATTATTATGCCATTCATATCATACGAGATATGGGCGGCGTTAACAGTAACTACACCATTCAGCGGCTTCGATATACTATAAATCCGAAAAGGTTGAGCTTCCGAGTACGGATTTGGTTTACAGTATATTATTCTGTTAACTTTTATTTTTGAAAAGTTTATCCCGTTTAATGGATAATTCATTTCCAATTCATACTGGTCATTTAATGTCTCTGATATTGAGCAAGATACTGAATCTTTTAGTATCCCAAGACCTAGAGTTGTAAATAATTTTTCATCCTCTTCGAATAGTATTATCATTTTATAACCTCCACCATTTTGGAATTATAGTTATTGTTAAATCAAATGTTGTAGACGAGTCTGATTCAAGATTATACATAGTATTCGAATCTGTTATTTTAGATGTTAATATTATTTCACCAACTGAATAATATTTCCAATCAGTTCCAGAATTGTATCTATAATATCCAGATACTTTTGCTTTTATATCAACACCTGTTGGATTTCCTCCAGAGTTTTCATTTATTTCCATAGTAAATAATGGATATGATGAAGAATTGTATTCTGGGAGTTTATCCATATAATATATTGTTGTATCGTCTTTTATTCCACTGGTAACTAAATCTTGCCCAGATTCCATCTTTACCCAAGCATCATTGGAATCCCATTTGTAATATCCATTTGCGTTTGTTGTATACTTTAATGTCTGGACTTCCCCATCAACAAGAACAACATTTATATATGACGGAGGATTAGACGAATCATTAAACGCAATATCTTTTATATTACCATAGACATAACTTGTTGGTATTTTATCTATATAAAATATGTAATATGTTTTATCAGATGCTTGATTTACAGGAATTGAACCGCCAGCTTTTAAGTTGGTCCATTCTTCCGGCTTCACACCAGATGTCTTCCCGGTTGTGTTGCACAAATAATATCCATCTTTTTTTACAATAAACGAATCAATTGTTTGAGGATTTATTGAATCACTTGGGGTCATATTTGGTTTTGGGTCTAACCAATCTGGGAAATTTGTTTCTTTTGAATAGTCTGGTATTGAATCAAGATAATATATATTATTCAAATCCGATGTCGACAACGACAATCCAGATGTTGTTGGTATTGGCTGACCTTTTGTAACTTTTGTCCATATGCCATTATTAGAATCAGATCCAGAATTTTCGCACATAAAATATCCATCGTCTTTAGCTATATACTTTAAAGTAGATATTGAATCATCATTTATTTGAACTGTAAAGTGAACTTTATTCTTTATTTTCTCTACTTTATTTCCATCTGAATCAGTTGTCTCTTCTGTCACATCCTCATATTGTATAACAGATTCAATATATCTAAATGTAAATGTTTTTGTCTTAGAAGTCGACATGGCAGCCGAATCTCTGAAATATGTTCCAGACCAAACAAGAGAAGCAAGAGTAATTTTATTTGACGAACTGCACTTTATCCAACCTTCTTTGTCAAACCATCCGTCCTTTTCTTTCCAATAGTAGCCATCCGATAATGTTACAAAATTTATTCCCTTTATGTATCTTCCTTCAACATTAGTCGAATCATACTGAACTTCAGCAGATATCCAAGAAGGGAGATCTTTATAATTTATTTGCATTACCGGAAGATTGTCCACATATTTGGAAGGATAGTATGTTATTAAAACTCTGCCCGAATCTTTATTTTTTGTGCATATTAAAGTTCCTGCTTTATGAAATATTATCTTTTTTGACCCTTCCAAATAAAAGAATCCATCTTTTTTAGCAGATAAATTCATTTTTGAATCGGATGTTATTTCTTTAGTTAACCAGTCATCTGGAATATAATCTCCATCATCTGTTATATCTGCTTGACTTCCATATGTTGATAGTAAACTATTATAAGAAACAAAAGTATAAGATGCAGCTTTCTCAGAAAGATATAGCAGATATGATTCTGCTTCATAAGATTCCTTTCTATCAGATTTTAATGTGTCATATGATTTAAAATAAAACTTTTTTGAATTAGCTTCGACTATTGTATCGTATGGTTTATATTGAGCCTTGCAAACATTCTGATAATTTGAAATTATGTCATTATATTTTTGGACTAATGTAGAATGCTTTAAATATTTGCTTATATCTACGTTATTTTTCCCAGGATAAAATTTTGGAAAATCTTTTCCATTTAGCCCGACATAACTACTCATATCTTTTTCTAGTAAATCGTATGAACTTTGCAATTCTGAATTAATAACAACAGATCCATTTGGTACAGAAGAAAGCGATATCGAAGAGACAACTTCTTTGTTTTCATTTGAAATAGTTAATAAAACTATGTCGTTAACTGTTCCTTCTTTTATTCCTTCTATTGTTATTATCGGAAGCGAATTCTGATCAGTCGGGTTTTCTATAGTAAGAGAAGAGGATTTAAAAACCTGTTCTTCTTCCCCCTTTAATAAATATCTTTGCGGCTTGCAATTAAAAACAGCACTTATAGATGTTGCTTTATTATAGTAATTTGTTAACGATGCTGACCCTTTATACATAGCCATTCTAAATACTAATGGATCATATGAGTCTTCTAATCTGGCATATTTTCCAGAGGCAGAATTCAACCATTTTACTATTTTTTCAGAGTTTGATATGAAATCTGTCCCTGGGCGAAATGCCGAAACTAATGAATAGGATCTTTCAACATTCGAATATGATCCATTATCTATAACTATGTCACCATTTCTTCCTGGTACATGAGTAGACTCGATATCTCTATCAGGTATGGTGTAAACAGGCTGAGTCTGTATAACAAGACCCAAATCCATTGTAGAAACACCATTGAATTT